TTTTTAACTCGAAAGCGTACTCGACACCCGGAGTAATCTTATGTTCAGATACTTCTCCGTTAGCCCTTGTTATCTTTAGCTTTGCCATTAGTTCTCCTTATGCTACTGCTACAGCAATAACGCTATTGCAGGTAAATGTAATGCTTTGTGAAGATATGTCAGCTACTGCTCCATTGATATTCTGTAAGTTATTAACCAATACAGTAGTGCTATATGAAGGGTTAGTTGCTGATACTGCTCCGGTGGTTTGCTTAATTACCAAAGGTACAGTTGTACCGTAGGCAGCACGCAAAGTTGGGATTACTGTAGCTGCAGCGTTATCATTTAAGAAATCTAGAGTGATAGTGCTTGCTTCTAATCCCTTAGTAAACTTGTGAGCAGTGTCGCCCATAGCGGTTACTTCAAGTTCATCAAATGATTGATTGATGGTAACAGATGTAACATACGCTGAAAGATCAACGCTGTTAAATGTTACTGATGCGGTGTTATTTAAGAAAATTGCCATTGTTACTCCTTGTCTTTCTCTTTAGTAGTTGCAGGTTTTGGTGCTTCTTGGATCTGACCTATCTTTTTTAAGAAGGCTAAATCTTCAGGTGTTAGGCTCATTTTAACTCCAGCTCGTTAGAATTGATACAGTGATCTCTGACGTTAATAAATCTCCACTTGCCACACTAGCGATAGCTGGAGCGGAGACACTTGATATGTTTAGCACCAAAGATGATGCGTTTAACTTAGTTACTACAGCTACAATAAAATCTTCTATACCGGCAAGGTTGCCTTGGTTATCTAAGGCTGGTGCTGCAATCAAAATCTTAAAATTGGCTAAAGGTGCGATAGTTGTATAGTCATTATTAGACGGTACTAAATATGGCTCACCAGGTAAAATTGACACACTGTTTGCTAATAATGTTGGAGCAGGATAAGCAAATGTGCTCCAGACACCGGCATTGGCTAGATCTGTTGCTAGTGTGCCTCTTAAGGTTGTAATTGCCGCTGGCATTAGCCCACCATTGTATTAGGGCTAGAGTAAGGCGCAATCAAACCTCTCACTCTATTTATGAGCTGATAACCGAGGGCGTAACGATTAGGGCTCATGCCATCCATACCGTTTGCACCATTTTGGGAAGTCTGACGTGCCTGGAAAATGTCCACGGCAATAATCATGGCAGCTTGATTTACAGCTGGTATTGCATTATATGCAGATGTTTTATAGCCAGGTCCAGTAGCTAGACCGTATGGCAAAATACGATGGAATGGATCATCAGCATTTACTTTAGCAAATTGAATAATTGAATAACCGCTTGGATAATTACTGAATGCGTATGTACTCCAGAATGCTGTACCTAATGATGCAGGTACTGTTGAGCCAGGATATGCTCCTGTAAGAGTATGTGTGCCGTTATATATACCAGCACCGGATGCAGTGATAGTTATGCTTTGACCTGTTACAAATATGCCAGGAGAAGCCAATACAACACTGGCAACATTATTACTTATGCTTGCACCGACTACTGGTGCGTTATTAAACCAAAGATATGAATTGAGTAGGTCCTCAGATGTTTGACAGATAGATTCTAAATCGGCATCAGAGTAGAGAGACCCAATACCAAGATTAGTTCTTAGTTGGGCTACGGTAACGTAACTAGCGGCCATCTCTACTCCTCTGCTAATAGCTCCTTAGGGCTAGGGCTACTAAACCCTAAGGATTCTTAATGTGTTGCTGTTATTACGCTGTCATGTTGTAGCGTTGTAGACCACCGCTTACAAGAGTTTTCGTTGCCAAGTATCCGTACAGCATCAATTCAATTTCGCCTGATGTTGGTACGTTTGTTGAAAGTCTTAATACTGGGCTCTCATAGATTGCAATTGCTGATGGCACGATAATAAATGCTGAATCATCAATAGTTGTAGATACCATGTTGGCATCAACATATAGATCTAATCCAAGTACGTTTCCACGTAGTGATGTTGGAGATGAAGTACCGCCAGCATTCATTGGATTTTGTGAAGTAAAGATTGGACGGTCTGTTGAATCCTTAGCACCGATCAATAATGACCACTGTGAAGTACCAGCAATATATGCAGTTGCTAGGTCGCCTGTTGCTGCGTATGCAGCTGGACCAGCTTGTGCAATAAATGCTTGGATACCTAGGTAGGTAGTTGCTTGTGATGTTGCAAGTGTTCCACCGGATGTGATTTCAGAAATTACAGCACCATCGGTTGCTTTATTGTACGCACGGGTCATGTTATCTAACATCGCTTGGAAAAATGCAGGATTATCAGATGAACGCTCTAACAATTCTACTGAGTAGCGTTGTAGTCCAGCATACTTCTTAACAGTTGCATCTACATATGAAGATACGATACCAGTCTCAGATGGACCAGCACCTTCTGCAGTTAAAGCTACAGTTCCAGATGTTGTGATTTTTGGATGTGAAATAGTCATACCACTTGTTGGGATAACTTTAGCTCCACCACATGCCTCAATAGTTGGGCGTGTGCCAATAAGAGTATCGATTACTGTTGTAGCATAAGAAACCGGAGAAAATGCAGGATTTGTACTGAACGAATCGTCTGCGAAATTCATGCGTTGTGCTTTGGTATCTTCGCCTCTGACCCATAGGCCAGCTTCGTGATCTCCTAATTGTGCCTTTACTGCATATTGCAGGTACTTAGCTTGTGAATTAATTGGCGAACGTGGCTCAGCATAGACAGCAGCACTAATTGTAGGGCGTGCGGCTTCTACTGGAGCAACCTCTGCCGGTGTAACAGTTGGCTCTGGAGTTGTATCCAAGATAGCCTCACTTTCCGTAGTAGTTGATGTTGCATCTGCTTCGCTTTCGCTTGCAGCAACTTTAGTTACATTCGCTTCAGCGAACGCTGGTGTTTCGACTAGGCTTACCTCTTTTAAGGTTGCCTTAGTTACATATAAATAATCTTTGGTCTGCTTTGATCCTGTTACTTCTACGCCCACAGACAGGCCGTCCACTAATTGCTCTCCGGCAAGAATTAATGCGTCTTGTCCAGACATGCTGGCACTAATTTTAAAGGATGCGTAAATGCCGTCTTCTGCTTTATTAAACTTCTGCATACGGCCAATAGGTTTATCGTTCTTATGTTGCATAAGCATCTTGATCTTTCCAGGATCGCCAATTTCAATAGAATCTTTAGCAAATACGACTGGTCCGGCTGATGTAAACCCTACTTTTTCGTAAGGCACAATCTTGCCAGCTATAACTCTGCGCTCAGTATCTGAGCTCTCTATTGCACTACTGAACGTAAGTAGCATCGTTACTCTCATTTCCGTTAGGGGTCATATCTTCCATCTCTTTAGCTTGTTCAACATCTATTAAACCTAATGACAGCATTTTCTCTAGGGCTTCTAGTCGCTTCATTGTGTCGGCACGTAAGAATGATTCTTCAATATTAAATTTAACTACATTACCTCTAGCTGTAATATCATCTAAAGATAAACGGTCTTCAATAGCACAGATATAAGGCTGTAGTGAATAAGCAACAAACTCTTTACGGCCATCAATAATATTTTGGTAAGTCATTGAATTATTCATATCAGCGCTAATCATGTAGGCCGGAATATTCATCGCTCTGGCAACCTGGGTGGCTAGGTACTGGGATGCGCCTTCGTAAGCCATGTCCTTTGGTGAGAATCCAATATTTTCTACGGATAAAGTAGATGTTAGGTATGCAGTGCTACGTGATGATCTAGCTGCTTTCCATGTTGCTAATAATCCTTGAACGTGATCTTCTGGTAAATCTGCTCCAGAGTTTTTAAGCACTGTGGTAGCCATTGGCGTTGCAAGTGCTACGGCTGATGCTCTTTCAATATCTAAAGCTGATTGGATTGTGCGGCCTGCAGTTTGTAATACGCCTTGTGTTAATCCTTGGAATGTAATTAAAGATCCTGGACCATTCATCGGTACTTGGGATCCATCAACTGTGTAGTACATAACTTCTGTACCTTTAGCATTTAATTGTGCATTAACTCTGGTATTGGCAACCCATTCAAATCGTGATGGTCGTAGATCATCTGCATAAACTTCTGTAACACGCCAATAAGCGACACCGTAGAAAATTAATGAATCCACGGTGGCACTTATTGTGACGGATCGAGGCTGACGGATATCTGGCTGTTCTAACCATACAGGAGATCCCAGTTCTTCTCCGGTAGATTTCTTATAAAGTTCTAAAGGTAAATAACTAATTACTCCAGCAATTAAATTACGGCATCTTGCAACAGCTGGTACTTGCATAGCCAGGGATCGATCCATTGGACCGTATCCGAAAGAGTTACCTACAGTGCCGTAACCGTATCCATCATTCATAACGGCAGGGGCGTATTGCGCTTGTACGGTTTTATTATTATTAGTTATACCCAAAGCAGACAATAGACCCATATAGGTACTTTATACCATAAAACGGACTAATGGTGCAAATTAAGCAAATATTTGTGCGGTGCGTTGCGGTTTACTTAATTGACTTACAACCATGGCTAAAGAGATTGCAGCTGTAACATCACCGGCTGATTTTCTCCGGATTATGCGCCATCCTGCATCATTGGTCTTAGCAGCACAATTATTAAGATGCTGTACAAGATCTGCTTGCCCTGAATGTACAACCCTAGAATTAGCTAAGCCATCGGATAGATCAGAGCATGCCTGGTAAAACGCTTGGCCGCTTACATCAGTCATCATCCATCCGCTTTGCTCTAATTTTGTAGCAATCGACTGCGTAGCGTATTTGTCATAGCAGATCATTGTTGGATGGTACTTGCGAGCCCATTCATTTATATCACTTGCCATTTTTACTTCATCAATAGCAATCTCACTAGACCACAGCTGCATAAGTCCTACTGCAATCTTTCCGTCTTTCATCTGACCGGCTACTAAAGCACCTGATCTTCTTGTAGGTGCAATATCAAAGGCAATAATTGTTTGTGGTCCAATAGGTATTTCTAACGTGCTATCACTGCACTGCTCAATAGATCCATACACCCATGGGCTGACGGCACTGCTTACCCATTGGCATAACATTTCAGTACGTGTAGCTTCTATGCTATTGGTATTAACAGATTCTTCAAGTGTCTGCTCAGTTATTAGATGACCTAGTGCCGGGTTGGCCATAGCCCAGGCTTTACGATCTGTAACCTTGCAGTGTTGCGGTGCTGACCATTCATAATAACCAAGATTCTCTGGTGGATAAGACTTGCAACGCTCTACAAGATCATTAAGCACATTACTAAATCCATCACCGGCATTACTTGTCATTAGTGTCATGGCGTTAGGTCTTGCACGTGTTACTGGCAGTGCAGCAGTATATGCTTCTTCGGTCCATTCACGTAATTCATCAATATACAAGAAGTCTGCAGTTTTACCACGGGGTGCATCTCTAGTAGCTGCTGCAATCTCATACCTTGCGCCATTAAGTAAGCTAATAGATTCTTGACCATTAGCCAGGCGGATCTGTCTAACCTGTGCTTTTAAGAATGGATTATCTTCAATCGTGTAAGCAACCTGCCTAAATGTATCTAACGCCATATTTCGATTAGAAGACATGCCTAATACGTTTTTACTACCCCATAAGAATAAATGGCTAAGGATTAACATACGTGCTAAGTGGGTTTTGCCATTCTGGCGTGCAACTAACACTAGAGCTGTTTTCTTACGCCAATTCTGTTCAGCATCTACAGATAAAAGATCCTCAAGACACCAGCGTTGCCATGGCACAAGAGGTAAACCAATCTTCGTAGCTAGATCAGCAACCTCTTGCGCTTTGGATGGTCCATTTAGTAAAGGCGTGTGGATTCTAGGCTCAGTGCTGCCAATTAGCCCGACCCCTCGTTTAATCGGGATCACTTCAGCATCATTCTGCATTGGCTTGGATCGATTCAGGTTTGATAAAGGGCGATTCTGGAATGACCCGGACCGTCTCGGAGAGAGAACGTTCTGG